CAGTGAAGAAGTTGAAGACGTGAAAGAAACCCTTATAAAATTCGTCGTACAGAAGAAATCACTGATGGCTGAAAGTGACGTAATTCACGCTCTTATCAAATATCATTTGAAAGATTTAAAGGCAGAAGAAGTAATAAGATACAGACAGGAAGTGCTAGGTAAAGACGAATAATTTCCGAAATATCGGACTAGAGTCCACCATTAGAAGACGTGGACTCCCCTCATCTCCCAAAATTCGCATAATGCAGATTGATGTTAAAAAGCCCCGTGAGACTGTCTAATCTTCTCACTGGGGCTTAGTAACATAATCTGTGCACCACATTATGCGAACTTTATTAACCAAAAATTTCATGCATAAGTTTATGTACTACAAACCAATAAATAGGATAGACAAATACAAAAAGAGCCAAGAGACCTATATCTGAAAGTGTAATATTATGCCAATCCACGTTTTAACCCCTTAAATTATAAATCATTGAAAAATAGTATTTAGTTTGTTCCCGGGTAAAGCTGGTTTTTCAGCTTCAGTGTAGCGAGCACTTGTAACAAAATGCCAATAATATCTGCGAGCGTAGCTCGGTTCTTACCGTGTTATGCCCCAGGGAGCTTGTAATCAGAGAGAAGAAGGTGCTTGTGCAGGTTGTGACAGTTCGCTCGTAGACACTCGCTCTGCTGATTGTGTTTGAGCAAAATAGTTAAATGGTCTGTCATTCTGTTCTATTAGCTTCTTGCAGTCTGATTGCGCCACATCATGCAAAATAGTCCCCTGTTGAGTATATGCAACATAACGACCATTCTTTTTAATACAGCCACTAAAAACGGGTTTTGCTGTGACTGTATATTCAATTTGCGATTGGTCAACGTCAAAGGGTTTATTGGGATTATATTTAATCGCTATTGTCTCCATCCGGACATCATTTTTAGCTTGAAGTTCTGCATTTCTTTCGCCTGGATTCTCCAGGTCTTTTCGTTGATCTGGAGTCAATCCGGATCCGTCAATTTCTTTTGGTTTTTGCTGAGTATTTGCCTGAGTAAAAGCCGATGGGTTAATCATCTTTTGAGTGCCAGGCTTAAAGTATGAATAACCGCCATAGGCTGCTAATGCCAGGATCCCAAAAACGACATAACCTAGCTTTTTAGGCAGCTTCATCTTTACATGATGAGCAGTAGCAGACTTATAGTAGCTGAACAGGTTTTTAGGGTATTTAAATAGAAATTCGTTCTCTGCTAGCTCTCGAGACGATAAAGATTGTGGCTGTTTACGCACAGATCTCCAGTAGTAAACACTTGCCAATTTTGCCCCATAAGGACGATGCAAGTGATAATGTTCACCGACCAGATCCAGGACAAACGCATTTAAGAATCGAGGACTTTGAGTGATGAACCAAATGTCGTGGCCAGTATGACGATGTACTTGTAATTTCTGTACAACATCATCTTTATTAGCGGATGTACCAGATCTGAAACGCTCATGTTGTTGCGCTTCATCATAGATAACAATTGAATTATCTGGAGTTGTTCTCCAGTCATCTGGTGACTTTTCAACGCCATCAATTTGAAGCCCCTCGATGTCAGCAAAGATCTGACGTTCAGGAAATTGTTTTTGTAGTTCTAATATCTTTGAAACAACAAATAGGCTTTTCCCTGAGCCTGGTGTACCAGTAACCAAAATAATCATTTTATAAACTCCGACAAGTTAATCGATGCCGTTATGTGCGTGCACGGCACGCCAAACGTCATCGATTAACTTGATAGTTTCTGTATGCCCACTTGGGCAGATTTAATAATTGCGTAAGTGCTCAAAGCACCAATAAGAATGCCAATTGCTTTATCACCGCCACACATGCCTAAAAACGCAAGTGCACTCGATGTACCAAAGCTCATATTTTGTGTTGCACGGGCGATATAAATACTGATTAAGCCCTGGACAACATGTGTTGTAAAAAGTCCAATTCCCGCACCCAGGAGAACACGTTTGAGCGCAGATCCGAGCAGCAAAGTTAATGCTGTATAAAGTATTTTCCCCATTACTCACTATTCCCCCGTGATAAGCCCATAACTATGTAAGCCCCAATTAAATAGGCGGATCCAATGACAAAAGGTCGAATCATGATCATGAAGTTACATAAGGGTTCAAAAGAAAAACTTGCATCCTGGGTAACACCCATAAAAGTGACCTGAATAGGTTGTGGCTGTGGGCAAGTTTGGTCGAAATTAATTCGGCTGCCGTCATCAAAATTTAGTTCTAATTCTTTAACTTCTGGTTTTGTTTCTGATGTATCAGATGCAGATTCATTCATCCATTTATTAAAAGTAGTCCAATAACCTGCAACAGTTCCAGGGAAATTAATAGCAACCTGTGCAGCCTGACAAACCACTGGAGCCCAATCGCAAAATACAGGAAAGTTTAGTTTTAAATCATAAGGTGCAGGTTCTGCAGTAGTCGGATCTCCAGTTCCAGTACCCGTACCAGGGACAGGAACAGCAGTTCCAGTACCAGTACCAGTGGTCGGAATGGCTTGTGATGATGTTAATTGTTGAATTACATCATTTGCAGGAACGATTTGTTTTTGTTCGTCTTGTTCCAATGCTGTATCAGCAACTGATGAAACATATGCTTTGCCATCGGCTTTTTCAGCAACTGCATCACTAATAATTTGTGTAGCAACGGCATCGTAAGGTAAGTATTTTTCGTCTTGAGTGGTTTGGGTGTAATTATTAATGGTACCTGTAGCAGTATACTGAGTCATTCTATTGTCAGAATCGGTCGGAAAAAAATCCACCGAATACAAACAATTAAATGTATATGTCGTTCCGATATTAAGTTTTAGACCAGACACATTGTCATAACGGTATTTATATGATGTATTTGCTTTTTGTAAGAATGCGACATAGTTAATACATGCATTAGTTGCAGAAGAGCCGTAAACACCTTGAACATGAATACCCGTACCCAAGTAATCTGTATTTCCCTCATAATATTTAACACGGTTGTTTGCAGGATCCATAACATAACCTACACCACCAATTAAGGCTTTAATCGCTAAATCAACAGCAAGTACAGCACCAGTTCTAACAATCATTTTTGAAACTTGACTAGCAGCTGGAGTAATTTTAGCTACTCCAGTAGCTGCATAATTCTTGCCATTTAAAACGATGTTTTTAGTACCGTCATAAAATGTTGTAGCACCTTGTACTAACTTCTTAGTTACTGACCAACCTTCACCAGCGACAGTAGTTGCATTAGCTGATTGAAAGAAAATGAAGTTAGGCGTAATGGCTATAATGAAGATCTGTAGCCAGGTGATTAACTTAAAATTATCAATACGCAAATTACGAAAACTAAGACGATTAACCATGACATACAAACCCCTCAATAAAAGATGGGGCAACTAGTGCCCCGATTACATCTTGTTTTATTACAAAGCTCGGCGGATGATTTTCCACCCTTTAATCGCAACCATGACAAGTAGATATGCAGCACCTACAAGACCGATTGGAGTGATTAAATCGCTTAGTTCAGAAGTAACAGGAGTTACATCAATTGCAGCGTTAGCAAAGTTAGTCATTGCCAATGCAGATGCACCAGTAACAACAACTGCAAGTGGTAAACGTTTAGTTTGTGGTTGAGATTGAACATTTTTAAGTTCGCTCATGGTTTTTCCCCTTTATTTGAGCAATCGACCAATTTTTTTAAAGCCCCAGGCAACAGCAATGCAAATTGCTATGCCTACAGCTATATCACCCGCCTGGTCATACGTGATTTCGGGTAATCCTAGAAAACCAACTTGCACCCATGTAAGGCACTGGTTTGTAGCCTGGTCAATTTGGGCACATTGGTACATTTTTATTTTTCCTTTTCTAACTTACGTTCAGCACGTCTTTCCAGGAATCCCATTAAGTTGTCAAAGAACCTAAATAAGCCTGAAAAGAAGAAAGTACCGACAACAGCCCCCAATAAAAATATTGCTATAAAAGCAGGATTTAATGCTTTTAGTAACTCTGTTGCGGCTTGCACTTGTTCTATCTGTGTCATTGTGCTACCCTTCCAAATAAACGTAAGTTATTGATTTATTTACATATTATACATTATACGAAGTGTTATATAGTTAACACTTTGATTTATAAAAAGTTAATATCCTTCAAAACTGGTCTTGGCGGTGTCTTAGTGAAATCAAATTCAAATTCAAGTTCACACTCCGCTGGTAACTGTACGTCTTTAAAACGATAAAAATTACCTGAGCCTTTTAATTTAAATTGTTGTTCCTTAGCTCCAAGTGATTCCATATCACCTTCAGGAAATGGAACTGATGCATAAATATTCAAATTATCATAAGGCTGTGGTACGCCTTTATTCATACCATTTTCAGGTGTAAATTCACCCTTAGACATTTTTAAGCCAGTAACAATAACTGTTTGTTTCTGAGACATTTCGAAGCCCTCTATGCGATTTGGTAATTAAATTGCGAGACTGGTTCTTCATACCAATCTGGCAACTGTTGATTGAAGTCAATTTCTACAAGCTTGACGAATGGAATGATGTTTGATGCCTTCTCATCATGAA